TTAATCTTCACTCTCAAGGAGTAATCCATGTCTAACGCAACAGCGTCAAGGCTGGGTCTGGTTAACAATAGTGGAACTGGCTACGAAGCACTTTTTCTCAAGGTGTTTAGTGGTGAGGTGCTTACTGCGTTCTCTGAAAACAATGTTTTCTCAGATGCATTACATACCGTAAGAACTATTTCTTCTGGTAAGGCAGCACAATTTCCTGTTACAGGCACAGCAACAGCCGCCTACCATACACCTGGCAACTTACTGACTGGTGGTGCAATCCTGCACAATGAGAAAGTTATCAACATAGATGACCTACTTATTGCTCAATCATTCGTTGCTAACATTGACGAATTGATGAACCACTATGACGTAAGAGCAATCTACGCTAGTGAACTAGGTAAGGCTTTAGCTAAAAGATACGATCAGAACGTAGCAAAAACAATTGCTAACGCTTCTAGAGCTTCTACTACTCTTACAGGTGGTAGTGGTGGTACTGTTCTAACTCTTGCTAATGGTAATACTGCATCTTCAGATGTTACTGGTGATGAGTTAGCAGCAGCTATCTATGACATTGCTCAAGCATTTGATGAGCGTGACATACCTAAGACAGATCGTTTCGTAGTACTTCCACCAGCCGAATATTGGAAATTACCCGAATCAGCTACTAGAACTATTAATACCGACTTCAACCCAGGTGGTAATGGTTCATTTGCTTCAGGAACAGTTCATCAGATTGCAGGAATGCCTGTGATTATGTCTAACAATGTTCCTCAAACAAACGTTGGATCTAACCCAAGTGGTTCAAATAACACTTACTCAGGTGACGATAGTAAGACTATTGGTTTGGTCTTCCATAAGTCAGCTGTAGGTACAGTGAAACTACTTGATATGACTACTGAAATCTCAGGTAATGATTATCAGGTTATGTATCAAGGAACATTGATGGTTGCTAAGTACGCTTTAGGTCACGGAACTCTCCGCCCTGAAGCTGCTGCTACCATCAAACTATCTGCTTCTTAATAGCTACATAGAAGGGTACTCATATAATGTGGGTACTCTTCTTTTTTTCTGTTATGGCTTACGGTAAGAAAAAAGTAAAATCAAAAGGCACTAAGAAAAAATGACAGCAACAACAGAACTAGAAGCAGTAAACATCATGCTTGCTGCTATTGGTGAATCTCCAGTTAATACACTTACAGGTACTCTTCCTGTTGATGTGAAATTAGCTCAAACAACTTTGGAAGAAGTTAATAAAGAAGTTCAAACAGAAGGATGGTCTTTTAATACAGAAATCAATGTAGAACTAACAAGAGATGGTTCTAACCATATTGCTTTAGCTTCTAATGTTTTAATTGTTGATCCTAATGTCCATGATCATCCAGATGTAGATGCAATCCAAATTGGATTAAAACTATATGACAGGAAAGAACATACTTATGAATTTGATGATGACCTAAAATGTACGGTTGTTTATTTTCGTACCTTTGATGAAATACCTGAACCTGCTAAACGTTATATCAACATCAAAGCAGCAAGAATCTTTGTTGATCGTTTAGTTAGTGATGAAGGGTTAAGAACTTACACACAACAAGATGAAGTAAGAGCAAGATCTATATTAATGGAAACAGACTTATCTAATGCAGATCACAACATTCTTAGAGGTGATCCTGCTTTAACCAGTGTCTTTGGTACTTATTCACCAGCTAACGCTTTAATCAGGTAATTATGGGTGTCATTTCAAGAGCTATTCCTACTCTTCTTAGAGGGGTATCACAAGCTGCTGACCTAACAAAACAACCAGATCATGCAGATATACAAGACAATGCTAATAGCTCTCCAGTACAGGGATTAATAAAACGTTCTGGTAGTCAGTACATAACTAATATTAGTAATTCCACTTTAGGTAACGTTCATATTCAAACGATTAATAGAGATGTCAGTGAAAGATATATAGCTGTTTTTAGTAATGGAAATGTCAAAGTATATGATTTAGCAGGGAATGAAAAGACAGTTAACAAACCAGATGGAGTTACTTATTTAACAACAACAAATCCAAGAGATGAAATAAAAACTGTAACTATTGCTGACTATACCTTTGTAGTTAATACAAGTATTACAGTTGCAATGGATACTGCGGTTAGTCAGGGAGCCAGTACAGCAGCATTAGTATTTATCAATCAAGTTAGCGATGATAAAAACTATAAAATCAAGATTAACGGTACTACTTTTAACCATAACACTGATAACGATAGTCCTTTAACTCCTACAACTGCTGCAACTGCTTTAAAGACTTTATTAGATGCTGGATTAACAGGTTTTACTGTTACAACGAATGGAGCTGTTTTATGGATAAGAAAGAATGATGGCAGTGATTTTACTATCGAAGTTGAAGATGATTATGCTAATGAACGCATGACATTAGTTAAAAACTCTGTTCAAACTTTTACTGATTTACCTACCGTTGCACCTAATAATTTTGTTGTAGAAGTAAAGGGAGATGATACAACTAACTTTGATAATTATTACGTTAAGTTTGTCACTAATAATGGAGGAACATTTGAAGAAGGACAGTGGGAAGAAACATTAAAAGCAGGTATTACATATAAATTTAACTATGACAAAATGCCTCATGTTTTATTAAGACAGGCAGATGGTAATTTTAGATTTGCCAGAGCAGATGGTGATACTTATACAATTAGCAGCGTAGATTATACATTACCTAAATGGGGAGAACGTACTGTAGGTGATGAAGATACTGCACCTAATCCAACATTAGTTGGTACAAAAATAAATAATGTATTCTTCTTTAGAAACAGATTAGGCTTCCTTGCTGATGATAATGTTTGTCTGTCTACAGTATCTGAGTTCTTTAACTTCTACCCAGAAACTGTAACCACTATTGTTGATAGTGATCCTATAGATATTGCAGCCAGTCATACAAAAGTATCTATCTTAAAACATGCAGTGACGATGGGAGAACAGTTAATTCTATTCTCTGATCAAACACAATTTATATTAGAAAGTTCTATTGCAGAAGCTTTAACACCTAAGACAGCTAACGTTACTGTTGCAACTGAATTTGAAAACAACACAGCAGCAACCCCTGTAGGAGCTGGATCTAGTATCTATTTCTTAACTAAGAAAGGATCATTTTCCGGTGTTAGGGAATACATAACTCAAGAAGATATTAATATTAAAGATGCTGCTGATACTACAGTTCATGTTCCTAGATATATAGAAAATGGTGTATTTAAGATGGCAGTTTCTACTAATGAAAATGTACTTGTCTTATTAGGAACAGATAGCCCAAATAAACTTTATGTTAATCGTTGGCTATATGGTAATAACTTTGAAAAGGTATTAAATTCTTGGTGTACTTATACATTTAATTCTGCAAAAACAATTAGAAATATAGATTTTATTGACACTGATTTATATTTAGTAGTTGAAGAAGCTAACGGTACAACATTAGAAAAGATTCCATTTGAAGCTGATTATAGAGAAACTAATGCTACTTTTGAATATCATTTAGATCATAAAGTTACTGAAGCAACAACAGGTGTATCTAAAAGTTATAGCAGTTCTACTGGTCTAACTACATTTACTCTTCCTTATAGATTAAATGGAAACATGAATATTGTTGGTAGATATTTAGGCTCAGGAGAAACAAGTACTTATGTAAATGCTCAAGGAACAACAGTTAATTTAAAGCCTGGTCAAACTTTACAAACTACAAATACATCTAACGGATCTACTGCCACTATTACTGCTACAGGTGATTTTACTAATAGTAAGTTTATTATTGGTGAACCATTTGAAATGCACTATAGATTTAGTCAGCAGCGATTAACCCAAGGAGAAGGTGCTGGTAGCGAATTAATTAGTGGAAGACTTCAGCTACATCATTTTTATATTAAATATGAGGATACAGGTTTCTTTAAAGTAGAAGTAACACCTGACCATAGAGATACAAGTACACATACTTTCAGTGGAAATGTACTTGGTGCTTCTTCCAGTACGATTGGTTCTATTAATTTAGCTACAGGAATGTTCAGAGTCCCTGTAATGAGTAAAGCTGATAGAGTCAATATTGATATTAAAAACAATACATTTTTACCTACACAGTTAGCTAGTGCTGAATATGAGGCTATGTTCCATATGAGGTCTAGGCGTGTTTAATGGGGCATTTAAGGAAATCTACCGTTACTGATTTGAATTATGTCATCGATAATTTAAGAGTTTTAGATAAAGTTGAAGCTTATTATCAGACAGGAGAAGAACCAGAAGAAGCAGTTAGAAGGACATATTTATCATCAAAAAAAGTAATGACAATTGCTGGTGATGATGATCAGCCAATGGGTTTATGTGGAGTAATAGTTAATGGTGTTATATGGATGGTTGCTACTGAAGAATTATTTAGTACAAGAAAATATAAGATTCAATTAATAAGAGAAGGAAGAAAGTGGATAGATAATCTTTTGCAAAAGGAGAATGTCTTATATAATTGCGTATATGCAGAGAATCGTTCTGCAATTAAATGGTTAAAGACACTTGGCTTTACCTTCGTTAAGTTCATTCCTGAATACGGTCATATGAAGAAACCCTTTTTTGAATTTGTGAGGATCGCTTAAATGTGCGTTTGGGCTCAAGTCGCTGTTAGTGCTCTAACTGCTGCGTTGCAAATGAAGCAACAACAGAAGGTAGCAGAATATCAATATGAAGCAGCACAAAGAGCAGCTGAATCTGCTAACCAAGCTTTTATGGATCAAGCAGAAGGTTTAGCTTCAAGACTAAAAGAAGAAAAACAAGCAGCAGAACAACAAAAATTTAACGTCGCGAAGAAAACTCTTCAAGCAAAAGGAGCAATCAAAGCAACAGAAAGAGCAGGTTTAACTATTGATTTATTATTAGCTGATGCAGAAAGAGAAAAAGGTAATTGGACTAATGCTTTAAACCAGACTCTTCAATCAGCTGACCAGCAATATAGAAGAAACTTAAAAGCAGCTGAAGCAACAAGACAAGGAAGACAAAACCAAGCAACTGACATATATAACACTGCTACTGCTAATACTCCATCATTATTAGGAGCCATCGCTAACGTTGCTAATACTGGCCTTACTAATTACATGAACTATCAAGCCTTAGCTGACAAATGACTAACAGTTTTCTTTCTGAAAATAGATTCAGACCACAAGCACAACCAGTAAATACTTATGTCTCTCCTAGTACCGTAGCTCCTGCTACTGGGTTTGATCAGTTAGTTAATGCTCTTCAAACTGTTAACCCTTCTTTAAACAAATATTTTGACTATCGAATTAAAGAAGAAATAGCAGACGAAAAAGCAGATATAACAATGCAAGTAGCACAACAAGGTTTTAAAGGTGTTATCAAAAAACACAGAGCTAAATATGGAGATGATGCAGCTAATCAGTTAATTGGTGGAAGTATTTTTACACAAAATCAATTTGAAAAATTACAAGCACAAGATCTTGGTCAATCACTTACATCTGCTTTAGCAAATCTCTATCAAAATAAAACTTTTGAATTTACTCTTGCAGATGGAACAGTTACACAGAAACCTATTCATCACTTCTCTGGTAATTCGCCACAATATCAAGAATATTTACAAGATGCAGCTGCTTTAACTGCTGAAAAAACTGAAGGAATTTCTAATAAATATCTTGCTCAGTATTTCTTTCCTTATCAGCAAAAGGCTATTCAAGACATTACTGCAAGTCATATTAAACAACACAATGAATATAAAGTTGAAAGACATAAAAATAAATTATCAGGAAGATTACTTTCTGGCTGGACAGAGTATGAAGCAGGAAATGAAGATTTAGCACTTGCAGGTGTTCAGGAATATATAGAAGAAACAGTCAATCTTGGATTACCTGATGCTGTTTCGGCAAAAAATATAATCAATGTTGCCAAAAACCAAGCTTCAAGAATATACGAAATTAATCAACAAAATGGAGGGAATGGATATAACGCTGCTATGAAATACCTTGAAATGGTGGGTAAATTAAAACATGGTCCTAAAGAAAAACAAAAAGATGGAACTTATAAACAAAGAGTAGTAGCAGACTCTTTTGGATTGGACATTCTTAATTTCAAAACAGATCTTGCAAACACAGCCGATAAGTTAGAGGACAGAGAAATTGCAAGGATCAAAAAAGAAGATGAGGACGAAATTATTAAAACTATTACAGAGAATCCAAATAGCTTTTCTGTTGCAGCAGAAGTACTAAAAAGATTTCCAACTAGAAGAGAGTTTGTACTTGATCAAATTGAAATTTACGCTGACAGCAGAGATGAATTATTTAACTCTTTTAACTACAAAGTAGGCATAGGTTATTACGGTAATGATGTAGTCAGGATGCTTAGTGAATTAGACAGTTACAAAGGCATGATAGGTCCAACTTGGACAGACGAAGATGAAAAACGTTATAAAGAATCAGCAGCAATTGCTAGATCTTATTCTCCTAAAAATGTAGGAAATTTCAATAATAGAATTAAAGATATGCACCGAGAGGTTAGATCCTTACTTGGTGCTAAAGGAGATTTTAATAATACTTGGGATGAGAACAAAAGAGATAAGTTACAACAATACTTAGATTTAAAAACTTATATAAATAACAGGATCATGGATGAAATTGATCTTGCTCCTGGTACTCCAAGAGAAAAAGAAGAAAGATTTAGAGCAATAAAAGCAGAATATTATCAAGATGTAGAAGCAATTATGGCTGATAAATACAAACCAAAAGGTAGTTTATTAACAGAAGAACAAAGAGGAAGAGAAGATGGAATACAAGCTCTTGTAGATGATTATGGACTAGGAATAGAAGATGCTACAAAAATCTATGATGAGGAATTTGTAGAAACAGTTATAGGAGAAGAAGAATCTGAAGAAACAGAAGAAGATAAAGAAAAAAGCTGGATTCAATTACTTCTTGATGGCCTTAAAGGAAAAGACAATGATGAACTTGTCAGTCAATTAAATGATGCAAAACAAAATTTAGGAGAATCTGAAACAGGTGTTATTGATTCTGTTTTAAATGCTTTAATGGGGTCAGTAACAGCAGGTGATTTAGAAGATAATTTAAACATTTATACAGTAAAAGAAGGAGATAATTTATCAACAATAGCTGATCAGTTCTCTATTGATCTAGATGATCTTGTCGAAGCAAACGATATTAAAAACCCAAGTTTAATTCAACCTAAAGATAAACTAATAATTCCACCTCCTAGACGAGATGTTTTATCTGAATATAAAGGAAAAGCAATTCCTGATTTTGGTGGATTAGCGAAATTAGTAAGAAGTGGTGAATCTAGGGGTCATGGTTCTTATAACGCTTTTAATAAAGGTACAACAGACACAGCAGGCACAATGGATATAACAAGTAAAACAATAGCTGAAATGGAACAATTACAAGCAGATGGTAAGGTTTCTGCTGTTGGTGCTTATCAGTTCACTCCAGGTGTTCTGACTGAAGTTAGAGAATATGCAGGTATTGAAGCAGACGCAATTATGACTCCAGCAGTACAAGATAAATTATTCTCAGCATTACTATTAAGTGGTAAGAAAAAAACTATACTCACAGACTACTTATTAGGATATAGCGATGATTTAAGAGCAGCCCATGAAGCTCTTGCTTTGGAGTTTGCAGCATTGCAAGGGCCAGATGGTGTAGGTATGTATGACAAAGACAAGGCTGGAAACATTGCCACAATAGAAGCAGATAAAGTAAAACAAGCTTTAATCAAAGCTCGTAAGGAACTCTCTAACAAATAGCCATGACTGATTCAAATTTAATGATGCAAGAGGAAGAAACCTCTGTTCCAGAAATCGACTTAAATAAAATCAAACCAAGTGCTCTTGACTGGAATCAAGTTGTAAATAAAGAAGATTCAATTAATAACTTCTACTTAAATGATAGTGATGATGCTTATATTGAAGAGCCAAGCCTTACCAATCAAGCGTTTAGACAAGCAGGTGGCTTAGGTCTTGAGATAGGAGCAGGGATAACAACAGATTATTTAACAGCACCTTTAATTACTCCACCTGTTCTTGCTGCTACAAGTGGCCTTAGTGCCGCTGCTTATGGAGTTATTAATTTTATTTCTGGATATACATCAAACGTAGCTGCACAAAAAATTAGAGGAGATAAGTTTAGTTATGGTGAAGCGATAATGAATGGCTTTACTCAGACAATCCCATTTGGATCTACTGGTAAAGGTATTAAAGGTTTAGCTGGTGCAGGTCTTCAAGGTGCTACTACAGCTGGAACAGAAGTAACAGGTAGAACACTTATTGATGAACAACGATTACCATCAGCAGGTGAGCTTGGTACAGCAACAGCATTTGGTACGGCATTTGGTACTAGTTTTAAAGGAACATTAGATTATTTAAGTAAAAAATTCGCAGGTAAATCAGTAGCAGAAATAGATAAAATAATTACAAAAGAAGATAAAAATCTAATAGATAAATTATTAGAAAATACTGCTGATGATGTTTATGCCGCAAGCGATGATATTGATAACCTTGGTGATGAAATAATTCCTGATTCACCAAGGATAGGTACACAAATTCCAAGAGGTGAAACAGCACAATCTGGTGCAGTCTTTATTGAAAGAGTAGATAAAGGTACAGGTCAAACAGGTCCAATAGCAAAAGCTTTTAATCTTCCTAATACTTATGATTTAGCTGTT